CCAGTGTCTGTAGAGTATCTTATAGTTGCAGGTGGTGGAGGTGGTGGAACAAATCGTTCAGGTGGCGGTGGTGCTGGCGGACTTTTAACAGGAACCAGTAATTTAACTCCAGGTACCACTTATCCAATAACGGTCGGCGCTAAAGGAACTAAGGGAATAGCTGATACTTCTGTAAATCCAACAAAAGGCGGAAACAGCACCGCATTTGGATTTACTTCTTATGGCGGTGGTACTGTTATTTACGATAATCAATCTGCTGCAAATGGTGGATCTGGCGCAGGTGGACTTGGTGGCAATATAACAGGAGGAACTGGAACTGTTGGACAAGGAAATAATGGAGGAAATGGTGGAGGTACAGGTGGCGGTGGCAGTGGATGTGGTGGAGGTGGTGGTGGATATACCACTGCTGGTGCAAATGCTTCCAGCTCTACAAATGCAGGTGCTGGAGGTGCTGGCTGGACCATAACATCTGCATGGAATTCAGCATCAACACTTTCTGGTATGAGCGTTTTATCTAGTGGTGGTGGAGGTGGAGCTCCATTTGGTACTGCTGGTGCAGGAGGAACTGGTGCAGGAAATGGAGGTTCTGGTTCTTCATCAAGTTCAACAGGAAATGGAACAAATGCAACTTCATATGGTTCTGGAGGTGGCGGTGGAGCATATGGTGGCGGATATTCTGGAGGTACAGGTGGAGACGGATATCAAGGTATAGTTATTGTTAAATCATCTTCAGCTGCAGCAGCTACAACTGGCTCACCAACATTAACTACTTCGGGTGGAAATTATTATTACCAATTTGCTGGTGATGGGAGTATTACTTACTAATGGCTATTCGTAAATTTTCTACATCAAGTACTGGCACAATTACACTCTAGACTTATCATTTGTTAAATGGTAAAATGATTATCTAAAATATTTGTATAGCATTTAGTTATACTTATCAGAATAGAAAGAAAAAATAATGACAAAATGCTACACATATGACTTCTAATTCAGGTATTAGCAGAAAATAAAGATGCTGCTGACGATAGACTTGAAAAAGAGGGCGGATATGTTTCTAGAAGAGACGTAGAATTTATTTCTGAAACACAGGTTTGGGAAGACCCTCTAGAAGTAGCTTTTAAAGCAATGCAAGAGGAATCTGAGCCTATACCAGAAACAGAGTAATAGTATAATTTAATTATGTCTTATCAATTAAAGGTAATAAAGGACTATCCAATAGGCTTCTGGCCTCTGGATGAAAGTTCTGGGTCTACTGCTACAGATATATCTGGGTGTGGCAATAATGCTACCTATGTAGGATCTCCTGATTCTAGCATGTTACCTTTAATTCCAGGAGGAGTATCAGGAACTAAAATAACCAATACTGCCTACATAACAGTTCCAACATCAAAAGATTTTTATGGGTCACTGGTCTCAAATGGCCTTGGAAATAAATACTCCTCAGATAATGACTTTACAATAGAGCTTTGGATAAGCCCATCAATTCAATCTACAAATCTTACAACCTTATTTGCCGACCCAACAGACAATATTGGCCTATATTGGGAAAAAGGAGATATTGTATTTAAGGTTTCTAATACAGATCAAGTAAGGTGGGCACTTTCATATTCTAAGAAATCCGTCCACATTGCTGGAGTATATTCAGTAGATTCAATTAAGCTTTTTATTGATGGTAAACAGGTTGCAGTAAAGTCTATAAATTCAAATTTTAAATTTACAAATGCTTCTTTAGACCTACAGGTTGGCCCAACATCAGATGCTGGAGATTCTTTTATAGTAGACGCTCCCGCAGTATACAGATATGGTCTTCCAGCAACATCAATTGCAAAGCATTATAATGATGCTAACTTTTACATACAGCCAATCCATGTAGTACAACCAGAACAAGGCCAGCTGTTTTCTTGCTCAGATTCAAACAATAGAGTAGACTTTGAATATATTTATGGAATATCTAGAGACTGGAAAGAGTTGCTAGATTCAAATACATATTATGATGAACAAAATAAGTATATATCTTTTATCCCAACAGAAACAACATCAGCCAGAACTCTTGTAATTAATGACTTTATATTTATCCCAACAGAGAGCGGTTTTACTAATTCAAAAATTGAATGGAGAAATGATCTAGGAATAGATGTTGAGACAAGCGTAGACGGTACCACATATTTGCCGTGTGTTAATGGAGATGCTATTCCTCAATATAAAGCGGGAGCATTTAATTCAAGCGGAATCCTGTATACAAGAATTACTATGACTACAACAGATGCCAGCAAATTTCTACCAAGGCTTTCTTTTTTCGCCATTAAGTTTTACAGAGAATCTTTAATATATTCAGATAATTCAAATAACTATATTAACTCATCTAATCAGTTTAGTGTGGGCTCAGTAAATTATTCTCCTCTTATTAGACACTATGCAAATGGAATTAGACCAGCATCAGGATATGGATTTAATGTAAATACTGGATTAAGTATAAATACAGTAGAAATGTTTTTTACCCCTAAAACAACAGGGGCAAACACACTATTCTTTGAAACAACTACTGGTACCAAGTATGCCTGGAATGGGTCAGGAACGGTCTCCAAGGCCTCTATAAGCAAAGTTTACGTCAATGGGGTAGATAAGACCTCACAGACTAATATAAGCAATTTTCTAGTGGCAGGAGAGCCTCACCATATCATTCTGGTATTTAACTCACCAGTTACTGGAACGCTCAAATTTAATTATGAAGTTTCTGGGGGTCCAGATAATTTATATAATAATATAGCGATATATAATAGATCTATTACACCTTCAGAGGCTTTAACCCACTTCAATTTATATTGTGGCAGACCATCTGCACTAGTATCTGATCCAGCTATTCAAATTACAGAATTAGCTTCAGAGTACTATGATAATGACTGGATTGTGCTACAAAGCTTATAATTTTGTCACATTGCATGACAAAAAGCTGGACTTAGACAGTAAGTAATGGTAAAATAAACTTCTATGAATATTAAAAATGTCCGACAGACAGAGGTAGAAGAGTCTACTCTAGGAATCTATGTCTGGGAAATGCCAGACGGACGCTGGATTGGAGATGACGATGGGAATTTTCTTTCGGTCACGTCAAGAAAAGGAAATAGATCCAGAATCGATGCTTTGGCTAGAGAAGTTCGCTCATTCGGTATATATGAAGGCGGGCCTAAATTTCTTTCAGCAAGACGAAAGATCAATGACGAAGAATACGAAGAGCAGCAACAAAGACTTAAGTGGGGACTAGTTCCAGATCCTTTGGATATTGGAAGCTATAAAGATGAAATGAAAAAAATGGGTGGCCTAAGATGATTGAAGTTCAAGACGAAAATTCTAACGAGATTGCTATATCTAACGTAGCCGACTGGATGAAATTTAATTCTCCAATACAGACAACAAGCACTGACTCATTTAAAATTGAAGGCGAAGAGCTAACAAAGATCTCTGGCCTCGGCGCATCATTTAGAAGAAAAATGAACCGTGACCTACAAAAAAGATTTCAGGGAATTGATGGAACAGAAACACAGCAGAACTTACTTGCACAAGCTATCACTGGCTACGCAATGTTTGATCTTATTGAGCCCCCATATAATTTAGATTACCTTTCAACTATTTACGAAATTTCACCGTATAACTATGCGGCTATTAACGCTAAGGTTTCAAATATTGTAGGTTTAGGACATGACTTTATTGAGACAAGAAAAACACAGGAAGCTTTTGATAACATTACAGATGAAAAGTCTTTAGAGAGAGCACGTAGAAAATTAAATAGGCTTCGTCAAGATTTATATGACTGGCTAGAAGAATGCAATGAAGAAGAAACATTCACAGAAACTCTAATTAAAGCATATACAGATGTTGAAGCAACAGGAAATGGATATATTGAAATTGGTAGAACTTCTGCTGGTAAGATAGGATATATCGGACATATCCCAGCAAAGACTATGCGTGTACGTCGTCTTCGTGATGGCTTTATTCAATTGTTATATGGCAAGGCTGTATTCTTTCGTAACTTTGGAGATCAGGAAACAGAAAATCCAATTGCAGGCGGACTAGATAGACCTAATGAAATTATTCACCTAAAAAAGTACACTCCAACAAATAACTATTATGGTATTCCAGATATCGTAGCATCTTCAAACGCTATGGCTGGAAACGAGTTTGCTGGAAAGTACAACTTAGATTACTTTGAGAATAAAGCTGTCCCTCGCTATATTATTACAGTAAAGGGAGCAAAGCTTTCTTCTGAATCAGAGCGCAAGCTGCTTGAATTTTTCCAGGTTGGACTAAGGGGCAAGAATCACAGGTCTCTATATATTCCACTTCCACCAGATTCACCAGACTCAAAGGTTGAATTTAAGATGGAGCCAATTGAGGCAGGAACTCAAGAGTCTTCATTTAACGTGTATCGTAAATCTAATAGAGATGAAATTCTATTGTCTCACCGTGTACCAATTAATAAAATTGGAACTCCAGAAGGAGTTAATTTGGCGGTAGCAAGAGATGCCGACAAGACATTTAGAGAGCAGGTTTGTCGTCCAGCTCAAATGAATTTAGAAAAGAAATTAAATAAAATTGTTGAAGAAATGACGGATGCCCTACTTCTTAAATTTAATGAGCTTACTTTGACAGACGAAGATACTCAGTCTAAAATTGATGAGAGATATTTGAGGATGCAGGTAATTACCCCTAATGAAGTTAGAATTAGAATGGGCATGGTTCCTATTGATGGTGGGGATCAAGTAGTGCAATTAAAGCCGCAGCAGCAGGCAGAGGTAAGAGCACAAGCAGGAAAAACTA